GTTGCAAGTGCCGGTAGGCTGGTGCTCTTCGGGCTTGAGCGCGAAAGAGTACGAGTACACACCGGGGTAGGGGCAACCGGAGTGATGGTTGTACGCCTGGACCTGGTTGAAGTACTTACCCTTCTGAGCCTTGAACCTGTCCTGACCGTTGAGGACAAGCTTGAAGTCGGTGAGGGGACCAGCGACCTCCTCGGTGAACTTCTTGGTGGAACCGTCCTCACCACAGGCAAGGAGGGGAACACCGGTACCCTGGGTGATGGGCACGTAGCAGTTACCGGAAGCCTCAACCTGGGCATCAGACTCAAGGATAATGTCGGTAGCAGCGGGGTACTTGGTGAAGTTCCAAAGAGAGGTGGCAGCGTTCGCGGACGCGGGGTCGTTGAAACACCACACGAGCTCCTTGACGGGGTGGTTGAAAGAGAGGCGCTTGTTGGAAGTTGTACCCGCGGTGACGGTATCAGAACCAGTGTGCTGAACCTGCTCAATGAGGTACTCGTGACCTTTCTGGGCAAATCGCCTACGCTCCTCAGTGTCGAGGTAGACGTAATTAGCGTAAACCTTGAAGGTGTTAGCGGTATAGACACCGAAATCGGTAGTTAAATCGAAATCGATGCGCACCTCGTGGTACTGCAGAGCAATTAGTGGGAGGAAAAGTCCGGGATTGCGGTTAAAGAAGAAAACAAGGGGCAAATAGACAGTGTTGCCAGTGGTGGCAGTGGTCATCTTACCCCAGGTAGCCTTCTTGGACTCATCGAGGTAGAGCTCGGAGTAAAGCCTCCACCAACGCTGGTAGGTCTTGTCAATGCGCTGTCCGCCAATTGATAATTCAGCGGAGGCGATCGCACGCTCAGCCACCCAGCAAGCATCATCACCGTCGGCGGTGCGGGAGTTAGACGCGCCGGACTCAAGCTCGACGTACATGTCGCCGACAAGATCACCGTTACGGGCGACAGTGACGGAGACGCGACCAGACGAAGCGGGGGTACCGTTGACAGTCTGCTCGATGTTCTCCATCGCGAAGTTAGTGTGGCGCTTGTAAACCGCCTGGAAGAAAGTTACCTTAGGGTTGCCAGTCAGATAGACATCCTGGGCACCATAAGCCACGAGTTGCATAAGACCACCGGCCATTTTGAGAGTTGTTGTACTATACACAGAGAAAAAAATTCCGGGAAATCGCGGCATATTTCATTTTGATTTTTCTCAGTGTAGATTAAATGTCGTCTCGTCCTGAACAGGAAGAACCCATAGAGGAAACCGAGGAGGGTGAGATTATGTCAGAGGAGGAGGAGGATGTCCTCCTAAGTGATGATGAGTATGAAATTAACGACGATGATGACGATGAGGATAACATGGACCTCGCAGGTCTCATGACTTCTCTCCTCGCCACCCCAGATGGAGATACTGTGTGCTCCGCCCTCGTCAATCTTTGTTTCCAACTCGAGACTCAAAATAAAATTCTAATTAAAATGCTTGCTCGAATGCACCCCCCAAAATCGGCTTAGAAAGAAAAATCGTAGTTTATTAAATTATAAAATGGAACATACCCATTTCATTGATAAGGATCCAAACAAGTTTGAAGCACTGGTTGAACTTCAGAAAGAACACATTCAGTCAATGAAAGAAGAACAGGTCAATACTATTTTGGATAGGTTCGAAAATGCATGGTATCTGAAGACTAACGACTTTAGAAATGCCCGTGAATTGGGTTATCGTCAATTTGTTCATTCTGACAACTTTGACGAATTTGGAAATCCAAACCCAAGTCAAATTGATGTCCTTGCCATTAAGGGTATCCGGGATAAGCAGCGAACCTATCTAATTAATCTAAAAAATCATGCCAGAGACTTGAAGATTCACAAAAAAGAACCTAACGATGATGGTATGACTATTGTAAGGAGGATAAACAACGTATTGAAGCAGCTAAGTGATGGATATGAAAATATCCGTCGTCACTACACATCATTTGAACGTGTAGATAACCCAACTGCCCTACCACAGTTTAGTACTTCCGGTGATCCCTCTACGATGGATGAAGAAGAGGTTGAAAGTTCAACTCCGTATCAGAAATGCCTTTTGTATTCACTGGATCAAACATACAAGTCCGGATATAGGCGATACAAGGGACAGTGCTGTGAAGAGATTCGAACAATTGAGGGACATAGAACTCGTGCATGGAAACCCAAATTTACCATTGAAAACTTTGTTTACTCCCTTTCCCAAAAAGATGATGACTTCGCCATGTGGAAGAACTTTACGAGCCGCGGTAACGTCTACCGAGATGTTGTTGACAATATGAACAAATGCATGGATGCTCAATTCCCTGAGATTACTAAACGTAGGCATGTTTGGAGTTTCAGGAATGGTGTATTTGTTGGTAAAGAGTGGCTTCCCGACCATGGGGTGTATGATTGTCGCTTTTACCCATATGAAAGTGCTGAGTTTAGATGCTTAGATCCCACTATTATTGCATGCAAGTACTTCGATCAACAATTTGACGACTTTTCACACGTTGAGAAGTGGCAAGATATTCCCACACCTTTTTTTGATTCAGTTCTGAAGTATCAAAAGTTTGACGATGATGTGTGTGACTGGGCATATGTCATGGGTGGGCGTCTTTGCTTTGATGTAGGTGAGCTGGATGCATGGCAAGTTATTCCATTCTACAAGGGCATTGCTCGTTCTGGTAAGTCCACCTTAATTACAAAGGTTTTCAAGAAGTTCTATGAGAATGAGGATGTTGGAACACTCTCAAACAACATTGAGAAGAAGTTCGGTCTCTCCGCCATCAAAGACACTTTCATGTTCATCGCACCAGAGGTGAAGGGTGATCTCGCCCTTGAACAGGCAGAGTTCCAATCTATGGTATCAGGTGAAGATGTCTCTGTGGCTGTGAAGAATAAGACTGCTGTGTCTATTGAATGGACGACACCAGGTGTGCTGGGTGGTAATGAAGTTCCTAATTGGAAGGATAACTCAGGCTCCGTACTTCGTCGTATTCTCACGTGGAACTTTGCGAAGCAGGTGAAGGAAGCAGATCCCCAACTCGATGAGAAGCTGAACAATGAACTTCCTATTATTCTTCTCAAGTGTGTGAGAGCTTATATTGACTACTCTAATAAGTACAGGAATAAGGATATCTGGAATGTTGTACCAGAGTACTTCAAGAAGATTCAAAAGCAAGTCGCGATGGTGGCGAGCTCTCTCCACAACTTCTTGGAGAGTACTCTAATCAAGTACGACAAGGATCTCTTTGTCCCTCAGAAGCTCTTTGTACAGGTGTTCAACCAACATTGTCAGGCAAACAACTTGGGAAGACACAAGTTTACACAGGATTTCTATGCTGGTCCTTTCAGCTCCAGAGAGATTGAGGTCAGGGAGGAAGTTGTGACATACAATGGTCGTACATACCCAAGGCAGCCAGTAGTCTACGGTCTTGATGTAGTTGACGAGAGCCTCGGTTTCACAGACGACTACTAAAAAAAATACTACTAATTAGTAATAATGAGCCAACAGCTCAAAGAATTTGTGAAACAGTCGGGTGTAGAGTTACGTCCTTCTGCCAATGCAAGTTCGGTTGCGTCATATAACAGCAACAATAACAACAACTTCGCCAGAGAGCTTGAGGCTAATATGTTAAAAAGGCAAGAGTTCCCAAATCGCCTTGAAAAAAACATGATGAGTAATGCTAATTATAATGAATTTTCCGACGCAGTTGATTCAAACTGGAATAGCAACGCAAACTATAACAAACTTCCAAATGAAAACAAAAAAATGATTAACAATGTACTCAGAGAGTTTGAACCACCCATTCCAGCCCCCTCCACTAACATTGCAGGGAGATTTCCAGTTACTCAACCCTTACAACTCGCTTTCAGTAAGTTAAATCCAGGTATGTTCAACGCTACAGTAAATAAGGAGTTCCCCCAACAGGGTGATCTCATTGATCTTAAAAAAATACTTATGAAGGTTCCTCAAGCAAGAACCTCTATTGGTGAGGGTCTTTATCTGGATACAACACAAATTATAGGTAGGTTTGGTGCGATGAGGGAGGGTTTCTCCCATACACGTGAGTATGGAAAGCAAGGTGATATTAAAAAGAACTTCTTCACAGTTCAGATAAAGGTTACCATTTCTAATGGCACTGAAGCGAAGGGTGGTACTGTAAACATTTACAAGAATGGTAAGATTCGCTTCTCTGGTGGCTTTATCGGTACTAATATTGCAAATCAACCTGAACTCATAAGGCGTTACATCGTTAACACCTACACCGAAAAGGAAGCTTATTTGTACAACCCCTTTGAGTACAACAATCTCAGTGGTCAATTTAGATTTAATGGTAATTTTAAAGCTTTATCTTCTATTGCTGGCAAATCCAGAATGTATGCTTCATCCGGTGTAACTAAATTAAGCTATGAGCCCGAGCTTTCACCCTTTATGTACGTAAATTACAAGGGACATAAATACAACTTTTCTGAATCTGGAAATGTTCAGATTTCTGGTTCTCCAAGCCCAGCTGATATGCTCGTTGCTTACAATGATGCCATAGCTCTCATTAAGCTTATGAATACCAATGGTGATGTTGAAATTACCGGACAGGTTCCTAAGGAACTCACTAAGGGTGCACCTAAAAAGAGGGGTCCTAAGAAGAAAATTGGACCCCGTACCCCAGTTAAAAAGACTAAGACTGAACCAAAGAAAAAGCGCAATTCGGTTTTCAATATTCAGATTAATGGTATTCAATGTATGCGTTTCTCTAAAGAACAACTCACTGATCTCGCTAAGAAATTAGGTGTTGTGGGTATCACCAAGAGTACTAAAAAGGAAGATCTTTGTAAGAAGATTAATACTGTCGTCAATAAAAATAGCGCTACCATTAAAAACAAGGGTAAAAACGTTAAACTTTCCGGTGCTAACAAAGACTTCAAGCTCGGTAAAACCAAATGTAAGACTTATGGTACTAAGGAGGATCTAATTAGGGTTGCTAAGATTATGAAAATTGATATCACTCCCAAAGAAACCAAGGATACTCTTTGTAAGAAAATCGAGAAAGCTCGTAACATGATGATTGCCCCAAAGCCAAAGCCCCCTACTCCCCCACCAAAGAAGGTTGTAAGGCAACAAAAGGCACAAGAAAAGAAGAATGTTAAGGCTACACAAGTTATGACAAAGAGGGGTATGAATAATACTTCTATCCGTAAGGATCTTATTAAACTTTACGGTAAGAGGTGGATGGATAGATACAATAAGGTTATGCCTTCTCTCAACAATGATATTCGTGAAGTGCGTAGTCGCATAGCTAAGATGTCTGGTGGTAACAAAACAGGTATTCCCTTCAAGAAGAATGTGAATGATGTTAAAAAGAGTTTGGTAAGTAAGTGGAAGAGGGAGCGTGTGCGCAATCTTGAGAAGAAGTATGTCATGAACTCACTCAATACAGGTGGTATACCACGCCCATTTGTCAATGCATACAAGGCTGCAGCGACTAAATATGTCTTGATACATAGCCCAACTAAGACTCAATTAGCTAAATACAAAAAGTCATGGTTAAGTAACGCCATGAACACTAAGAATGCCTCACCAAAACCCGTGTACCAGGTTAAGGCTAAGAGAGAGACTTTGTAAACTTAAAGGTTTAGATGTGAATAATATATAATGAACGAATACCAAAAGTTCTGTGTAGACGAGGCGGAATATCATCTACAGAGAGCCCGAGAGTTACTAACGGACGGTCTACGCAATGCTAAAAAGTATCACGACGAGACCAAAGACTTTTATAAAATATTAGCTAAGGTTCTACCCTTCATGGTGTGGATACAACACAACGAATCTCTACATCACGACCCGGAAACGGAGGAAAATTTATCAGATACGCCTTCTTCAAGCCAGTCAGATTCAAGTAGTTACGAGCCTGAATCTCATTCTGATCACTGAGAGTTCTAATAGTTTTAAACTCTAATATGATTTCGTTATTAAGTATCATATCAATTCTTAAATTTCCAATTACATGATCCTTGAAAGGAATTGTAACTATACGTTCAGTTTCATAAGGAATACCCGCTTTACGTAGTAAAACTTCCATACCATTATGGTATACACGCTCGGAATACCCGGGTCCGAGTGTGTATACTTCTTCAGCCAGAGCAAAAACTTCGTGTCCCTCTAACATTACTTTACTTTTTCACTTTGGCTTTAACAATCTTATTTCTCAAATTGTTTGTGAGATTGTAACCAGTCATATTTTTGAATGCATTCTTGTTACCAGCAGCGGCTGCAGCCCTTGCCATGGTGGCTGAGGGTGCGGTGTTAGAACGAGGCACAGCAACCTTCTTGAATGGAAGAAATTTGAAACTATTTTGACGATTAGCACCAACAACCATAATTGAGTTTTGGTTGAAGTTTTCAGTGATCTTGGCTATACTGCGATTCTTTGCAGAACTCACGATAGTGACATTTGGAAACCACCTCTTGAGAATTCTCATTTTGTTCTCTACGGGAAGGGGATTCTTAGTGTTACCTGTAGAGTGTGAGACCACAACAACGGGAGTCTTATTTGATTTACGAGCAGTCTCTATGACCTGTTCAATCATGAGTCGGTGACCCTTATGGGGTGGATTGAAACGACCATATGTGAATACCACAGACTTCATAGTATATTATAAGTTATATAATATTTAACCTAAATAAGGATATTTGTGCACCCATACATTACATATCCACTTTTCTCCGTATTTTACTGGAAGTCCTCCATGTAAAGCCTTTGAACTTATCATTTCGTAGTTGTCTAATGTGTGAAAGAAGAGGGCATCACCCTTCTTCAACTTGTATTTGTTTTTGATATTTGGAAACTCAGTTTCACCTTCTTCATAGTCATCATTAAGTGCGAGAATTACGGTATACATTCTTTTGTTACCTTTTGGAAAGGCATCTTGGTGAGGATGATAAAATCCACCGGGTCTATAACGAACTACTTGTAACATTTCACAGTTAGCAATGGGTCTATCAGTCAAAGATGCACATCTTTGAACAACTCCGTTTACTACTGGATCTTCAAGATCTAACCACGCGGTGTCGCTATCTCTGATGGTTTTATCAGTTGTCTTGTTTTGATCAATAGTAGATACTTCAAACTTACTTTCAACCTCCTTTTTGATATGATCAATCTCTTCATCTGAAATAAAATTAGGTATCACTTGTGGTTTCTTATATTTTGGAATGAGAAACCAAACCAAAATTATAATGACCAGCAACAAAATCATCTTATAATTAATGAAGATAAATATTTTGGGGATGAATACAAGTATATCGCTTACGTATAGTTTCAAGAACCCCATTGGCGTATTCTATCAATTTTTTACAGATGTCTATAATTTCAGTGTATCTTTCTGGTTCAAGTGCATACTGTCGTAATAGATCTCCACCTGTATCTATAACCATTCTAAAAATATTATTTACATCCCTAAATCTCTCCCTCTGTTTGTCACGTCTCTGTATTTCTTTTTTGAAAAAATGTTCATTGATTTCATTAAGCATGTAACCTACTCTAAGATACCTATTGCCATGATCATATAGGTCACCATAACGATAAGCTATCTCTCTATCAAGGAAGTTCAATGTATTAGCAAATCGTGTGATATTATTAGGTGCATTCATCTCACGAAGTTCCCTAAATGTTGGTATTCCACCACATGGAATATCTCCATGTTCTCTTGAAGAAATACGTTCCCTCCTA